ATAGATGCGTTTAATGGTAACGTCCGCGCCGGTGACGTGGCGCAGCGTCATCATCAGGTCGATGGCGTGATTGACATCCGCGATGTAGTAGCGAACGCTCTGACAGGTGATGAGATAGCACAACATAGTAGCCTCCATTTCTGCACGGCTGAATTGCCGTGATGGGGGTAGAATACATTAATAAAGTTACTAATTAGTTTGCTTAATATTACCAATATATTAATTATCTAAATTATTTTGGAGAAAATTATGCAGTCCATCGAAGAAATATCATCCCGCCGCGCGGATTTATACCGCGATATGCGCAGGATGGAGAAAGAGGATATGGGGGCTTCTCCTCAATGGAACTATGCCAATATCGAATGGAGACTCCTGGAACCTATCCAATGGCTCATGGAGCGACACAAGGCGCAGGCGGAGCATATCGAGCACCTGACGGGGATAAATAAGCTGCTGGTGCGGCTAATGGACAAAAAAGAACCCCCGCCGGCTGGCGAGGGCTGAGTCGCAACGGGAGAGTTATAACACCTCCTCGGTCAACGCGGCGATGAGTCTAAAAGTGTATAGCCTCACTTGTGCCGCTGCGGCGTTAGCGTGCCTCAGATTTTCATCATTATCGACGAGAGCGGAAGCTATATTATATTCTTGAAATTCCTTATACGCCTCATCGAGCGCAGCGACGGCGAGCTGGACGGATTCGGGAAGGTATTGCATATCACGCCACCTTTTCTATGCGGTATCCCGCATCATACGCTTGACGCTCAGTCGTATTCTTTCCGAGCACGAAACAGAGCAGCAGGTAGCACTCATGGCATTCGCCGGGTTCGGCAAGGCGCGGGTCATTATTGAGCTTGCGGTCGAGGATGTTTACTACGCGGTGTAGGTTTGACATAACTAATCCTTTCCAAGTTGCTGTTTGAGAGTATGCAGTATAAATCCTTTGCGGACGCGCTTATCGGCGATCCTGAGAGCTTCGTTTTGCGTATCCCCGTAGAAGGTCAGCCAATAATCCGGCTTTTCATGGTGACGGTGGATATAGTGAGCGATGAAGCGCATGTCATGCCGCCATCATGTCCGGGGTGACGATGGTGAACTCGCTCATCTGGATCGCCCATGCTTTGTCATAGGTTCCGCCATGTCTGCGGTTATTGCGGAAATAGCAGCTTTCGCCATCGTTCCATTCGACGGTATAGACCTCGCCAGCGGTCAGGTACGAGCCGCAAGGGATTTTGCTGAAGATGACGTGAGCGCCTTGGGTTAGTTGTTTAATCTTGCTCATAAAACTCTCTCCTGTTTTCATCATCATCGAATCGCTTGAGTGCGTCTCGATGATTAGAGAATCTCATAGTATTCTCTGCTTGTCAACATGTTTTTTACATGTAGCTATAATTTTCTTCTAGCTATCTTATTTAGCTCTATTCTTAGCATGGCTTTCAAGGTACGACCTTCCTTTGCGGCCAATTTTGTCAGCATATTATGGATTTCCGCTTCAACCCATACCTGAATAGGGTAAAGTTTCTCGCCTGTGATTTTATCTCTTGTCTGATCGTATGCCATATGCTACATGTTATATAAATGTAGAAAGGATGTCAATATGGAAAAGAAAGAATTTAAAGGAGTTGCTCTTTATCAAATTATTTGCCGGACAACAGGGCAACGCTATTTCGGCTCTACCATTAATTATAGACACCGGGTTTGCTGCCATCGGGCATTTTTTGACGGGAGATGCAATAAAAAAATGAGAGATATTATAGAAAAATATGGGGCTGACTCTTTTGTTTTTTCCATTATTGAGAAATGGGAAAACCAGACTAAAGATAGTTTAAAAGAAGCCGCAATCAAAGAAATGGGATTAATAAAACTCTATGCAAAAATTTTCCCTGAGAAATTATTAAATACCCGTATCCATCCCCTGCAAGTAAACCCTGCTTTACGGTAATCAACATAAATTCCTTATAAAAATCTCCGTTGCGCTTAGAAGGGGAGTGTGGTTTAGTGGGAGGGCAATAGCTTGAGGATTGCGTTGATGACTTTTCCTTTACACCCTTAAATTATGGCCGTGCAGATTGTGCGCGACCTCAAGCCGCGTGCATTCTGCCGGTCTCCAAGGGGATTTTATGACTGACTTAAATTACAAGGTATCTAAAAAGATAGACGACAAATGGCTAAGTTTCGGAAATGTCAAGAGGAATTCATACGGCAATATGCAACTTGGCATCCATGTAACGGCGCTGTTTAAGAAGATAGTAGCCGAGACAGAGGAAGGGAAATGGCTGAATCTGAGCTTGTTCGAGGATAAGCCTAAAGAACCTAAGTAATGGTGGCGTTATGCGCTACCATCTTAAATGCATTCTCATACGCTTGCATTCTTACGGCCTATTGCCCGATAGGCCGGTAACGTGGTTATTTACCCTCTTTAGATTACATGATGTATGACCATAGATTTCCCCGCTCTGGCTGAAAAGCTATTGGCCGATGCGCCTTCCTTGTTGCGCCAATGGTTTCCGGCGGGGAAATTGGTTGGTCGTGAATTCAAGATAGGTGACTTGCAAGGCAACGCTGGGGAATCGGCCAGCATCAATATAGACACAGGCGCATGGGGAGATTTCGCCACTGGAGAAACGGGAGGCGACCTTATCAGCTTATACGCCGCTATTCATGGGATAAAGCAATCGGAAGCGGCAAAGCGCCTTGGCAACGGCCACGATGTCACCGCAGAAGATGTTTTTATAACCGGCGAAAAATGCCATCCCATCCCGCGCCATAAATACGGCAAGCCAGTTGCGGTATATGAATATGTTGATAAACAAAGTAATACAATAGGATATGTATGCCGGTTTGAGCCATTAAATGAATCGAAGCAATTTTCGCCCCTTACTTGCTGGCGTGATGCAAAAGGCATTTTGAAATGGAAGTGGAAAAAATGGCCTGGGCCTAATCCGCTTTACCATGCTGATCGCCTTGCCGCTAACCCGCAAAATAAAGTCCTGATCGTCGAAGGCGAAAAAACCGCCGATGCAGCGCAACTTCTATTACCTGATTGGATAGTCACAACATGGCCAGGTGGTGCTGGCGCAGTAAAGCACGCTGACTGGAGCCTTTTAAAAACCCGTTATTGCGCTGCGTGGCCGGATAATGATAGACCGGGAAAAGACGCTGCCCACGCCCTAAAGAAAATCATTCCGACGCTTCACATTGTCCAGTTACCCGACGAATTGCCGGAAGGCTTTGACCTTGCCGATGCTGAACCAGGCTTTGACGTGCGGGCGCATATCAATGCACCGATGCAGCCGAAGCAAATATCCATGAATGAAGCCTTGATTGCCGCCAATGACCGCGATTCTAATCCTGATTCCGTCGATGCTAAGCTGGTACGCGGCGCCAGTGCTAACACACAAGTTGTTATCAATGGAAAAGTGCATAAAGGCGTTGAGCGGAAATCTGTGCAAAATGTGATGGTTCTGACAGAGACTGATAAAGAAATTAATGAATGCCTGATTTATAATATTTTTGCCGATGATATTTTTTTCGTAAAGTGCCCACCTTGGGAAGATAATAAAACCTTCCTGCCTCACCCTTTGCGTGATGACGAGATATTAAATTACCGCGCATGGGTGGAAACGCGGGGCTTAAGTGTAGGGAAAAACGATGCCGCTGACATCCTGGTTGCTATTGCGCGGCGTAATAGCGTAAATCCGCCTCATGATTATTTTGAAACGCTGGTATGGGATGGCAAGCGGCGACTCGATACATGGCTTTCTTATTATCTTGGCGCTGAAAGCCAAAATCCTGATTATCTGCGGCTCGTTGGCAGCAAGTGGCTTATCGCCGGAGTCAAGCGTGTCTATGAAGCAGGCTGTAAATTCGATTGCGTTCTTATCCTTGAAGGCGATCAATATATCGGGAAAAGCACCGCATTGGAAAAACTCGCCACCGTTAAAGGAAGCCGATATTTTACCGATGAAAGCATTGATTTTAAAAACAAAGACTCACTTATAAAATTACAAGGAAAATTAATATTTGAGATGGCGGAACTCGCCAGCTTCCGCAAAGCCGAAACAGACGAAATAAAAGGATTTGTCCGTCGAAGTGTTGATGAATATCGTCCTCCTTATGCGCGAAAATCATCCACGCGCCCACGAATGTTCATTATCGCCGGAAGCGTCAACCCAACTGCCGGATATTTGACCGACCCAACCGGCAACACCAGATATTGGCCTGTTAAGTGCGGAAAGGTTATCGACCTCCTGGCTCTTGAACGCGACAAAGAGCAATTATGGGCAGAAGCAGTTCATAGGTATAAAACAGGCGAACGCATTTGGTTGGAAGCCGAAGAACATAAACTCGCCTGTATCGAACAAAAACAGCGCATGATCGAGGATATTATGAGTGATAAAATATTATCTATAGCTGCCGCGCTCGTTAAAGAGTCCTGGGTTACTCATGATTTTTTCCTCGCTGACCTTGTTAAGAAAATGGATATCCCAATTATCCATCAGGATGGAAAATTAAGACTCAGAATTACCGATTGCCTTGTTTCTAATGGATATATTGAGTATAGACCCCGTATTGATGGCGTGCAAAAAAGAAAATGGAAGCAAAATATCGAAACGGATAATCAGCCAGAAATAGAAAATATACTCAATAATGTAATAGATTTCTGATTATTTTATTCTTTTTTGGTTTTTTATAACAATATATATAAAAATCATTTGTTTATAGAAAAATAGTAGCATCATCATGCCCAAAATTTGCTCTTTTTCTGAGACGTGAGACAAGATAGAGCCATTATTTCTTGTCTCAGCTATGTTATTGAATAATATAAATAAAAAAATAGTTAATCAATGGGTTATCTTGCTGAGACGTGAGACAGGGGATTTTCCCAAAACTTTGTCATAACCCTGCTTACATATATATAACTTATGTCTCTATGTCTCAATCTTATAACATATTGACTCTATATATAATAATATATATATAACAATATGTTATGCCGAGACAAGATTGAGCCAAGAATGAGTTGAGCAGAAAATCCTTTGTCTCAGTTTGACAGAATCATTACGAATCAGTATGATAGATTATGACTATGAAAGAAAGAATATCAAGCGTTCCAGCGAATATTGGCATTCCTGCGCCAACCGATAATGATTTAGACGAACAAACCCTGGCCAGCCTTGCGGGGAAAACGGCTGACGAGCTGACCGATGACGACATCCGGCGGCTGAGCAGGAAACGCTTGATTAACATGCTGATAAGCTGTAAGGATGAGCGTGTGGTGCTGCCTGTCATCAACGCGCTGCTGGACAAGATAGCGCCGGAAGCGCCGAAGCCAGCGGATGAGATAACGAAGATTGAGGTGGTGATTATTGACCCGAAAGCAGACAGTTAAGGAAGATTTTGGGGGTATATTTGGGGGTATATTATTATTTATCGACAGCGAGAATCATTATATTACATGACGTTATTGTGTGAATGTGAGTCCTAATATAACAACCATATTCAGTCGAGCGCATTAGAGACCCATACAGCGCAGTGAGCATCAAATGGCTATAACCCTACCAGAGCACAGGTACAACCGCTGTACGCCCTCCCTAATGCGTTTAAAAGGCATTCCGGGATGGGCGCCGGGTGGGGCGGGGGGATACCATCAAATCGACTTTGGGGTGCCGGCCTTGGTTCTGGTACCGATACCATCCTCTATGCACCTGAATTTTCAGAAAGGATGATTTAAGATTGTGTCAACGTTAAGGATTGAAACGCCTCGAGCGTTTGTTCCTTTGTTATCGCCAGCGCGGTACAAGGGGACATGGGGGGGGCGAAGGCGGCGGCAAGAGCCATTTTTTTGCGGAGCTGAGTGTGATACGGCATGTGCAGGGGTGCGTGAGGCAGGCATGTATCCGTGAGGTACAGCGTTCGATAGCTCAGTCTGTTAAATTATTGATAGAGGATAAGATAAAGGCATTGGGGGTAGGGGGATATTTTACGGTGTACAAGGATGTGATAGAGACTCGGCATGGAGGTGTTATTATATTTCAGGGGATGCAGAATTTCACGGCTGACAACATTAAGTCATTGGAGGGGTATGACATTGCGTGGGTAGAGGAGGCTCAGACGTTAGGGGAGCGGAGTTTGCGGTTATTGCGTCCGACGATAAGGAAGGATGGGAGCGAGTTATGGTTTAGTTGGAACCCTGAGAATGAGGAAGATCCTGTGGATGTGTTGCTGCGCGGAGCGGGGCGGGTGAAGGATGCGCGGGTAGTGCGGGTAAATTACATGGATAATCCGCATCTTACGGCTGAGTTACGGCAGGAGATAGCGATTGATTCGGAGGGTGACCCTGAGATATTTGCGCATGTATGGTTGGGGGAGTATAACAAGGTCACGGAGGGGGCGATTTATGCTAAATTAATGATAGATATGAGGAATGAAGGGAGATTGTGCAAGGTGCCGTACAATCCTGCGTTTGAGGTTCATACGGCGTGGGACATCGGGGGGGACGGGACAAGTATTGTGTTTTTTCAGGTGGTTGGTAGGGAGCCGAGGATTATCGATTCGTATATGGAGGTAGGGACGCAGCTGGGGGACCAGGTAAGGATATTGAAGGAGAAGGGTTACAATTATGGAACACATGTTTTGCCGCATGACGCGGGGCACCAGAGCGTGCGGACGGGGATGACGATGGTGGCGCAGCTGGAGGGTATGGGGCTGGAGAATTGCGAGGTATTACCGAGGGATGACATAGAGCCTGGGATAGAGCTGGTGAAGGCGTTGCTGCCGCAGCTGGTGGTGGATGAGGAGAAGGGGGAGCCGTTCGTTCGGGCGATGAAGAATTACCAGCGGCAATGGAACCGTGAGCATAAGGTATTTTCGAAGAAGCCGTTACATAACTGGTCGAGTCATATGGCAGACGCTAGCCGGGCTATGGCGGTATGGCTGGCGACGCGGAACAATTATCCTGTTGTAAAGGCGAGCGAACCGGCGTATGGTTATGGATGGGGTCATGGAGGGGATACGGCATGGATGGTATAAACAGCGCGGAAGAGATTCTCGATGAGGATTACAAACTTATCCGTTGCGGGAGGATTCTTGGGTGCAAGCCGAAATATGTGCAGAGCATCCTATTGGAAATGTACCGGAAAATCAATGAATGCGACGCGGTGTTGAGAGAGGGCGGCGAGAATCTGGTACATTAGCATTGACACCTGTTAAACAATCGCTTATCGTTGCAACTGGCCAATAAGCAATGGATTCGGCGTTACGCTGGTGGCCGCAGCGGGCGGCGCGGGTCGCAAGCATGAGTGCTTCCCCGTGGATGAAGAAAGTGATTCAGCCGTAAATCCTGTTATTGCCAAGGCGCTTAAGCGGTTCAAGCTGGCGGAGGACGCGGAAGAGGACATACGCACTAAATCCTTGAAGGATTTACGTTTCCGCGCCGGAGAGCAATGGCCGGAGGATATTCAGCAGACACGCGTGCTGGACAAGCGCCCATGCTTGAATATCAACAGGTTGCCACAATTCATCCGGCAGGTGACGAATGACCAGCGGCAGAACAGGCCGTCGCTGAGATTCACTGCGACCGACGAGTCCACTGTCGATACGGCGGAGATTATGGAGGGGCTGGCACGGCATATCCAGTCGGCCAGCAACGCGGATATAGCGTTCGATACGGCCTGCGAAATGCAGGTAACCATCGGTTTCGGTTATTTCATGGTTGACACGGAGTATTGCGATGATAATGGCTTCGACCAGGAGATAAAAATCAAGAGGATAAAAAACCCGTTCACCGTGTATTTCGACCCTGACGCCCGCGAGCCGGATTATTCGGATGCGAAATGGGCGTTCATCGTCAGTGATGTAAGCAAGGATGAATTAAAGGGGCAGTCGGAGTTAAGCTATTCCGATATATCGCTTTCGTCAGTGGGAGACCAGGCGCCGGGCTGGATACAGGATACTCGTGTCCGTATCGCGGAATATTGGGAAGTGGAAGAAACGGAACGCACAGTGTACCTCCTGGCGGACGGCACGCTTACCGAGGAAAAACCAAAAGATAAAAACCTCATTGCCAAAAAACGGCAAGCCATTGACCGAAAAGTCATCTGGCGGAAAATCACGGCGATGGAAGTGCTCGATGAACGCGAATGGCCGGGACGGTATATCCCTATCGTGCCTGTCCTGGGAGACGATCTCGACATCGACGGCAAGCGCCGGTTAACCGGCATGGTGCGCGATGCGCAAGACCCCATGCGCATGTATAATTACTGGTCGCCTTTAGCATTGGATACCCCTATCCCTACGCCTTCCGGGTGGACTACAATGGGTGAAATTAAAGTTGGAGACCAAGTATTTGATGAACGTGGCGAAATATGTGACGTGCTTGGCGAGAGTCCTGTACATATTAACCGGGAATGCCTCAAGATTACTTTTGACGATGATTCAATTATCGTCGCCGATAAAGAACATCCTTGGGTAGTCGAGGAACGCGGCAACAGGAAAACCATTACTTGGGACTGGAAGAAAAAGAAAATAACAACAGGTGAGTTAACACCCGGCAAACATTTCATATGGTCGTCTAAGCCTCTTGTCACAAAAGAAAAAGAACTTCCGGTTCATCCTTATCTTCTGGGGGTATGGTTAGGGGATGGCTGTACAGCTGTGCCTCGTATTTCCCAAGGAAAAGACGATTTACAAGATTTAAGAGGCGAGCTTTCAGATTTAGGGTTCGACCTTGGTAAAAGTTATATTGATGCTAGCGGGCATGGGCATTTTACCGTATTGGGGATGACAGAAGCATTTTTAGCAGCGGGAGTATTAGGAAGAAAGCATATCCCATCTGATTATTTGCGTGCATCGTACGAACAAAGACTCTTCTTATTGCAAGGGCTGATGGATACTGACGGCTCTATTTGTACTAAGACCAAAACATGCGAATATACCACTATTCTTCCTGAATTAAGGGATGGTTTGATCGAATTGCTGCGTTCGATGGGGATAAAGGCGAAAGTATTATATCGTAATCGCAAAATCGCTGTTTTTGGCGATAGATCATATAAGACGGCAGAAGCATATCAATTTAATTTTACATGCCCTGAGCTACCAATATTCCGTTTAAAAAGAAAAAAGGAAATGCAGGCGGATAAAAAGAATTATCATCCGCGTCGCACCAAAAGATATGGTATAAAAAGCGTCGAATCCGTCACTTCGGTGCCTGTTAAATGTATTGGCGTTTCCAGCAAGTCTCACCTTTTTCTAGCTGGCGAGGCAATGATACCGACGCACAACAGTGCTATCACGGAAGCGATTGCGCTGGCCCCGCGCGCGCCGTTCATCGCGGCGGAAGGCCAGATAGAGAACTATAAGGCGCTATGGGAAAGCGCCAATACGCGCAACTGGTCGCATCTTCCCTATAGACCCGTCGCGCTCAATGGCGCGCTGGTGCCCGCTCCGATGCGCAACCAGGCCGAACCGCCGATCATGGCCATGCAGCAAGCCCTTGCCGGAGCCGATCGTGACCTCATGCACACGACCGGCATTTATCAGGCGGGACTCGGCCAGAAAAGCAATGAAACCAGCGGTCTCGCCATCCAGAAACGCCAGCATGAAGGTGATGTGGCGAATTTCCATTACATCGATAATCTAAGCCGGGCAATTCGTTTCCTTGGCGTCATATTATTGGATTTGATACCGAAAATTTATGATACCGCCCGCGTCATCCGTATTTTGCATGAAAATAATGAAGCGGAAGTGGTAAAGATCAACCAGATATTCAGCCACAAAGGAAAGACCGTCAATTACGACATGACGGTGGCGAAATACGATGTCTCCGTGCAGGTCGGGCCGAGTTTCGATACGAAACGCCAGGAATCCGCCGATGCCATGTCCACGGTCTTGCAGGCTAACCCCCAGCTTTGGAATGTTATCGGCGATCTGGCCGTGCAGAACATGGACTGGCCGGGCGCGCAACAAATGGCCGAACGCCTGAAAAAAATGCTGCCGCCGCCCTTGCAGGAAAACCCCAATGGACAGCCGCCATTGCCGCCGCAGGTACAGGCACAGCTCCAGCATTCCCAGCAGATGATTCAGCAACTGACGCAGGCGCTCAACGAAGCGCAGGATAAAATCGACGCCAAGCAGCAGGACATCGAGAGTCGCGAACGCATCGCCGCGCAGAACAATGAAACGAATCTTGCCATTGCCGCGTTGCGCATGGAGGGCGCGAATAACCTTGGTTTGCTTAAGGAAGAGTTAACCCATATCCGCGAACGTCTGGCTATGCTCCACGCCAATGTCCCGATGGAAAATGAAACCGCCGAACCGCCGCAGGGGCAAACATTACCAGCTTCTTAAGAAAGCGCTTGCCACGTTGCTACTAATATGCAATAGTGCGCTTAAGCATACCACTTATGCAACCTGCTTGTGCCATTGGCACATGGGAGAAATATGAATCAAGGCGAATCTGGCGCGCAAGGCGCTGTGGATACTGCGGAGAGCTATGTTGAAGAGGGAGCCGTTCAGGAAACCCCGGCATCGCCGGAACCCGCCCGCGCTCCCGCCGAAACGGAAACTCCTGCTGAAAGCCCTGAAGAGAATGCTGACGGCAGCGAAACGGCGAAAAAACGCAAGCGCAGCGGATACGTTAAAAAACTGGATCGAAAAGACGCAGAGATTGCCGCTTTAAAAGCGGAATTAGCGAAAGTAAATCCGGCATCCCCGCCAGTAACAGCGTCCAAGCCAACGCCCGAGCAATACCCTGATGACTGGAACGCTTATAACGAAGCGCTGATTGACTGGAAGGCTGACCAGAAAGTTAGTGAGCGCTTAAAAGAGCAGGAAATCCAGTCTCGTCAACTCAAAGCCAATGAAATCTGGGAAAACCGGAAGGAAAAAGGCAGAGAGAAGTACGAGGACTACGATGAAGTTATCGCGGAATACGATGATGTCCCCGTAAGGAAAGATATTATCGACGCATTAACGGAATCGGATATAGGCGAAGATGTCCAATACTACCTGGCGAAAAACCCGGAAGAATTGGACAAGATCAACCGGGACGGAATAAGTTCTGTGCGGATTGGCAAGGAAATCGCCCGTATCGAAGCGCTCATCAGGGGCAAGCAAGGGAAAGCTGCGGTCAAGGTAACACAAGCACCACCGCCGCTTGACCATGTAAAGCCTTCTTCCTCTGGCGCTGCAAACACAGACCCCAGGGGATACATAGAGCTTTAAGGCCATCCGGCAGTGGGTAACGTAACCCATGCCGCGAAAGGCTTTTTATGGCAACGAATACCCTGCTTTCCATCGGGATGATCACGCGAAAATCCCTTGAAATTCTCGAAAACACCCTGACGTTTACTAAATTCGTCAACCGCGATTACCAGGATCAGTTCGGTAATAAATCAGCGCAGATAGGCGATACTATCAGCATCCGCAAGCCGCCGCGTTATACGGTGACTACCGGGAACGTGTTTACTCCGCAAGGCACCACCGAGGATTCGGTGCCGCTGACGTTGCAGCAGTATAATAATGGCATCAGCTTCACCAGCAAGCAGCTTACGCTCGACATCAACGAGTTCAGCCGTCAGGTGTTTATGGATGCCTGCATTGCTGCGCTCGCTAACAAAATCGATAATGTGGGCATGGCGCTTTACCAGAATGTCTACCAGATGGTCGGCACGCCGGGCACCACGCCATCATCCATCACCACTATCTTCGCTGCCCTTACCAAGCTTGCCAACCAGGCGTGCCCAATGGACGGCAATCTGTCGCATGTCATGAACCCTGCGGCGTACCAGGGCTATGCGGGCGGTGCAGTGACGTATTTCAATCCGACCACCGATATTTCCAAGCAATACCAGACCGGGAATTTGTCGGCGATGGTAGGCGGGTTCAAATCCAGCATGGATCAGAACGTCAACACACAGGTCACCGGCACTTACGCGGCGCTGGCATCTGGCTCCGGCACGGCAGTTACGCTTTCCGCTGATATTACCAGCGGGACTTCCGTGGCGACAACCGGCTGGACAAGCGGCGATACGCTGAACGTTGGAGATATTTTCCATATCGCCAACGTGTATTCGGTCAATCCGCAAACGCGCACCTCGACCGGCCAGCTCCAGCAGTTCGTCGTGACAGCTACCCCGACGCCTGCCGGTGGCCCCGGCACGATTACCTTCACGGTCAGCCCGTCGATGGTATTCTCCGGCCAGTTCCAGAATGTCTATGCGGTTGCCGGTAAAGCCTCGTCCGGCGCTGTCGTGACAGTCGAAGCGGCTAGCGCCGTGCAGACGCCGCAGAACCTCGCCTTCCACCGGGATGCCTTCACCTTTGCGACGGTTCCCATGGAGAAGCCGCAAGGTGGCGCAATGTCCGCCGTCTACAAAAGTCCCAAGCTCAATATGTCGATTCGCGGCACGATGTTCTGGGATGGCATGTCGGACGCGCAAAACATTCGCTTCGATATTATGGGCGGCTGGGCGTGTACACGTCCTGAGCTTGCCGTTCGCATCGCCGGTTAACAGAAAGGAAACCATGTTATGACCGCTGTTTATAATTCAACCGTTGCCGATATTCTCGGACGCACGGGTTACCCAAGTGAAATGATTGGCAACGCAACGAGCGCCGCAATCGGGTTTTACGGCACAACGCCGGTAACTCAGCAAGCCAATACAGTCAGTTTGCTGGCTCAATTGATAAATCTAGGCCTTTGTCCTTCCGGCACTAATGTAGGAAGCAGGGGGACGCCTAATCTGGTGACTGCGAGTACCGCTACTATCGTTCCTGGAGCGGTTAATCTTGTGAGCAAGGCAGCCGGCTTCGCTATCGCGTTACCCGCCGCCACCGGTACCGGGAATGTCTATGATTTCATCATAGGCACCACCGTAACTACCGGTTCCCAGACATTCGTGCTGAATTCAACGGCAGGTGATAAAATGTATGGGAATGCTTTCCAAACATCCGGAGCGTCAACCGCGACTTTCTATGCCAGCGGGGCTACCACGGCTGTTACTTTCAACGGAAGCACTCTCGGCGGATTCATCGGCGATAAAGTAAGCTTCCTCGATGTTTCCACCGGTATCTGGGCTGTTAACGTGATGAGCAAGGTAACCGGCATTGCCGCGACTCCGTTCTCGTAAAAATCTGGTTGTGCTTGGCCTGTTATTGGATTATCCATATAACAGGCTAACATAACCGGAGGTATTTATGAAGGTAACTGTCTGCACGATGAATTACAATCTTGGTAATTTCATCGGGGAAACCATCAAAAGCGTATTGGCGCAGACTTTTACCGATTTTGAGTATATTATTATCGATGACGCGTCCACCGATGATTCGCTGGATGTCATCGATTCCTTTGACGATCCACGTATCCGCGTTATTCCGCTGCGTGAAAACAGCGGAAATCCTGATATATTGGCAAATATGGCCTTGGAACAGGCTAAAGGCGATTATTTTACAATTATTCCCTCCGATGACGTATGGGAACCTCAATATCTAGAAAAAACAGTGGGGAAACTTGATGCCGACCCTGTTTTTGGCTCTGTCATCACGCATTTAAGCCTTATTGACGAAGATTCAAAGCTTTATGGCAAGCCACATCCTTGCGACACCATCCTTGAAGAGCCTAATCGGGGACAAGGGGAATGGCTGCAACTGCTCTATGCTGGTAATCGTATCCGTGGTGGCTTCATTTTCCGCCGTTCGCTGAATATTGGGGAATTCGATACATCCCTGGCGCAGTTGGCGGATTTGGATTTTTACATCCGCGCCATTAAGGCCGCGCCGATTTTCGTTGTAAGAGAAAAATTAATGAAAATCCGCGTTCGCGGCAATGAAAACCGTTGCGCTGAAACATCAAAAAATATAGAAGCGCACATTAAAAATTTAGGCATCATCCAGCGGCGTTATTACCGCACTCCAGTGAACCGCTCTGCCCCAAAATTAATTATCGCCACGCCATTTTATGAAGCCAAGGGGTTTTCGCCTTATATCGACTCCATCGTAAAGACGGGTAGGCTTCTGGATAAAATGGGTATTGATTGGGAATTCATGAGTCTTTCCGGGGATTCTTACGTTGACCGCGCCAGAAACACCATTTGCGCTAAATTTCTTGAAAGCGACGCTACTCATTTATTGCTTATCGATTCCGATGAATCATGGGATGAAAACGCCATTCCCAAAATGCTGGCCTGCGATAAGGAAGTGATCGGAGGAGCTTATCCGCAAAAAAACAACTGGGATACATGGAGTAGCATACCTTATACGCCTGATAATAAAATCATCGGGGAATCCTGCAATGGTGAGCATATTATCGAGGCGCAATGCGTGAGCGCGGGATTTATGATGGTCAAAAGAGAAATTTTGGAGGAATTTGAAAAATATTATCCCCAGATGTGCTATACTGACACCAGCGCGTCTCCTGAGCGCCCCATGCGGATGTATATCAGCTTTTTTGAGTGCTTCAGGAGCGGTGGTAGGCGATATGGAGAGGATTACACTTTCTGTAACCGTGTGCGTGACATGGGAAAGAAAATATGGATTTATCCTTATATCAGTTTCGGACATTATGGTATTCATGGCTGGTATGGGAACTATGCGGAATCCTTATGCAAGAATCCCGTTACCGAATGTGACCGTTATGGGCGTGTATTATGACTTTTCCCCGATGGAAATATACAGGCGATAAGGTGACGATAAAAACCGGAGATTTTATGCGCCCCGGATTGCATGGCCGTATCATTAATTCACAGGAAGAGTTAGACGCGCTCGGCGGCATATGGTATGATACGCCCACCCAGGTTTATGACGCGCAAAATAAGGGGGCGCCCACGGAAGATGACGAAACAATTGATTCGCTACGCAGGAAACTCGATAAAGCTGGAATTTCTTATGATAAAAGAATTGGGGTTAATAAATTAAAAGAATTATTGAGTGAGGTATGACGGCTGTTTTGCAGATAATCACCGATGCGATGATGGACATCGGGGCGCTCGCGCTGGAAGAAACGCCGACCGATGCAGAAGCCGCAGCCTGTCTGCGCGCCCTGAATAACCTGCTGGAGACATGGAATACCGAAGAATTGATGATTTACAATGTCACGCCGCATGTCTTTTCCTATGTGGCCAATCAGCAGAGTTATACAATCGGCACAGGCGGAGATTTCAACGTCCCGCGACCGGTCAAAATTGAAGGAGCATTTAACCGCGGGAACGCCAGCACTCCCAGCGAATTCGATATTCCTATATATGTTACTGAAAATCCTGACGAATACAGTTCCATTATATCCAAGCGCATCGCAACGGTTCTGCCGCTGGTGGTTTATGATAATGGGGACTATCCGTTAAAAACTCTTTATTTCTGGCCTATCCCCACTGATACTACATACGCCCCCGTCTTATGGTACTGGACGCCCGTTTCGTCCTTTGCTACGACATCGGACACTGTTTCGCTTCCTCCGGGCTATCAAAGGGCACTACAAAAAAATCTTGCCCTGGAAATCTGTCCTGCTTTCGCGGCAGCTCCTTCACAATTGCTTGGCGCTCAGGCGATGGAATCAAAGGCGCAGATAAAGAGAATTAACTATACAGTTGACGTGCTCGATATGCCGAGCGGAATCCCCGGCACGGAGCGCCGCTGGGGGCTTGGCCAATTCCTTGCCGGTTATCCTTAGCATGGGGGTATTATGCCGCGCTTATCCACTGCTGCAAAGGCCGCTTCTTCCCGGCATAACGGCTCGCGTTTTCCTTTTGTCGGGCCAAGTTATGTTTACAACAGCCTTAATTTTGACTGCCAGCGGTCTGTAAACATTTTTCCGGTTATCAGCGAAGCAAAAGACAGCAAATCCCAGATCGGCATGATGGGGACGCCTGGCTTAAGTCAATTCGCAGCTCCCGTGGTTTCCCCTGCCCGTAATAGCTGGGTAGTACAGGATAGATGCTTTTTCGTGCTTGGTCCCTATCTCTACGAAATTTTCAGTGATGGCACGAGCACATTACGCGGCACCATGCTTACCTCCACCGGATTTGTCGGGATTTCCGATAACGGGACGCAGATCTGCATCGTGGATGGCGATAATGGGTATATTTTTACTCTAGCAACCAATGTTTTCGCCCAGATAACATCTGCGGGCTGGCGCGGGTCGAATACCATCTGTTATATTGACGGCTATTTCATGTTCCAGGAACCGGGGACAGGAGTTTACTACATCAGCGCCATTAATGACGGCAGCAATATCGACAGCCTTGATTTCGCCAGCGCGGAAGGCCTGCCGGATAATATTGTAGGAGTAGCAGCCGTTCACAAGCAAGGATGGCTATTCGGTACGGAATCAGTCGAAGTGGTTTATGATAGCGGGGCGGCTGATTTCCCCTTTCAGCGCATCGAAGGTGTTTTCATGCAATATGGTTGCATCGCTTACGGTTCCATTGCGACCAACGCCAATACGGTTTTCTGGCTCGGGCAGGATCCGCAAGGTTCCGGCATCGTGTGGATGGCAAATGGCTATCAGCCGCAGCGTATCAGCACATTCGCGGTTGAATATGCCTTACAGGGGTACGCTGATTTATCTTCGGCTACAGGATACACTTATCAGGAGGGCGGTCATTATTTTTATGTTCTTAACTTCCCGGAAAACACATGGGTTTACGATGTCACTACCCAGCAATGGCATGAACGCTGTTATCTTAATACAAATACGGGGCTTTATGAACGCCACCGGGCGGAGTGCCATGCCTTCGCCTTTGGCAAGCATCTGGTCGGGGATTATGAAAACGGCATCATTTATGAACAGTCATTAAATATTTACGACGATAACGGGCATCCTAAAAGGTGGCTGCGCGCCGCGCCGCATTTTGCCGATGACGAGGAATATTTGTTTCATAAGGAAATGCAAATCATCATGGAAACCGGCATAGGGCTGGAATCGGGCGCGGATGAAGACGAAGACCCGCAAATCATGCTGCGCTGGTCTGACGATGGCGGCCATACATGGTCGAATTCGCATTGGCGCAGCGCCGGAGCCGTCGGGGACTACCGCAAGCGCGTCATCTGGAGGAGGCTTGGCCGCGCGCGGGACAGGGTATATGAAGTTTCTGGTTCAACCAACACCAAGGTATTCATTAGCGCAGCGCGCCTTGAAATCAGCATGGGATCTGCCTGATGGCCAGTGCTACCAATCTCCCGCCTCCTCCTGTCCGTGAGCCTATAACCGGCGCTGATGGCTTGGTAAGCTCTATATGGAATATATGGTTTATCCAGTTTTATACTCGCGTGGGAGGAGCTATCGCGCCAGATAACACGGATTTGGCGGTGCTCGATGCCTATGAGGGCATTCCGCAGCCTGCCGCAAAATCTGTTGGGCAGGATACCCTGTTTGATGCGCCTGCGCATCCTTCCGTTTCTTATGACCAGGAGCTTGCATGGCTTTCAATCAGGCCGTCTCCGCCCACGAAACTCCCTGCGCCGCGTGTCATCGCCTTGGCGGATGCGACTTCTTTCACGCCGAACATTAACATTGCGGATATTAACACGCAAACCAACACGCAGGCATTGGGCACGCTTACCGCCAATGCTCCTACTGGTGCCGTTTTGGATGGCCAGGCATGGCAATTTATTATCAAATCCACCAATGCGCAGACATTTTCATGGAATGCGGCTTATGCTGGAGGAACCACCACAGCTCTGCCAACAGCTTCGACGGGAGGAGGTAAAATAGACAGATTTTTCTTTCAATATAATGCAATAAGCAGTAAATGGGAAATCACCAACGCCCAATATGGGTATTAACAAAGGAGAAAGTTATGGCTAAGATGGGAAAAAAGCACCCTGGTTTTAAAGCGGTGCAAAAAAAGATTGAAGGGGAAGGCTACAGTAAGAAATCCGCTGGGGCTATTCTGGCAAATGCCAGCCGAAAGGCTTCCCCGAAGGCGAAAATGAAGAATCCGCGTCTAAAAAAGGTTTGATTTCCTCTTATCTTGAGGATAATGTACTGAATACATGGCACTTACTATCCGGCGCTGCGTCACGTTTGCCATGAGCGGGTCTCGCGTGTCCTTTCTAACGGATTCACCATGACCACCAGCGCCAAGAAATTATTCAGCCCTGCCCTGCTTACGGCATCGGCGGCGACATATTACACCGCGCCGGCAAATACCCATACCATCCTCAAAAAACTTACCTTCACGAATACCGATACGGTAGCGCGCACCATCACGGTGTATCTGGTGCCTTCGGCAGGGAGCGCCAGCGCAACCAATACGCTGACTTCCGCGCAAACCATAGCGCCGGGGGCTACTTATGAATGCTTCGAGGGCGAAGGGCACGTTCTGAATCCTGGGGATTTTCTTCAGGCTTTGGCGTCTACTGCCACCGTCGTTAATATTCAGGGCAGCGGAGTGGAGATTTACTAATGGGCTTCCTGAGTGCTATAGGCGGTATAGTGGGAAATCTAGTAGCCCCAGGCATAGGGGGCGCTATCGGCGGCGCGCTGGGTGGTTTGGGTGATTCCGCTATTTCCGGCGGTTCAGCATCGGATGCGGCATCTACGCAAGCACAGGGCGCAAATGCGGGCGTAGCGCTGCAAAAGCAGATTTACGAGCAGAACCGCCAAGACCAGATGCCATTTTACAATACAGGCGTCGCGGCGAATCAGCAGCTTGCTTATTTGATGGGGTTGAATCCTTCCACATCGGGAACGGCATCCGGTGCACCCACTGGCTATACGAAAATGACTGGCCAGGAATATGCCACGATTACGAACGGCAAAGGTGGCGCTGTCGCGCCGGGTTCCTATAGCGTGGCTAATCCAGGGAGTCCTACAGGCGATACGATTTATGTCCCCACGCAATATGTTCCGCAAGGGTTTCAATCAACGGTCGATAAACTTGCGCCAGGCGCAACGCCTGATTTACCACCGGGTTCCAGCGCCGCTAACGGCGCATTCGGCAGCCTTTCCAAGCCATTCTCGGCAGCAGATTTCGTGGCTGACCCCGGCTATCAATTCAGCGTTTCCGAAGGGGAGAAAGCATTGGAGCGCAGCGCAGCGGCCAAGGGTGGGCTGATGTCAGGCGCGGCGCTGAAAGCCATTACGGAATTCGGACAAGGCACAGCGGCGCAGGAATACCAACAAGTATACGACCGCTATAATACGAATCAGACAAATCTCTATAATCGGCTGGCGGGGTTAAGCGGAACGGGACAGGTGGCCGCTAATAATAATGCTGCTACCGGAACTAATTACGCCAATAATGCGGCAACAGGAATTCAAAATGCCGCGAATTACAATGCTTCCGGCCAGGTAGCCAATACGAACGCATGGACGACCGGGCTTAACAGTGCGGTTTCGGGGCTATCCAATTATTTTGGCGGCAATAATGGCTCAACTACGACTGGGAATAGTAGTGTGAATTACGGGCTGGGAGGGCTGTATTAATTTGCCGCTTGATCCAACATATATGGCTTTCAATGTCCTGCGTCCTGACCAGATTGCGGCGGGTGGTCTTGATTTGCAGCAAAAGCAGCAGGATGTGCAAGCCAGCGTCAATAAAAATTCTTTGTTTCCTCTGGAACGGCAGCAAGTACAGCAGCAAGTACAGCAAGGGGCGAACACGCTCGATACGGAAAAATTAAAACTGGCCTCGGATAAGCTCGATTATTCGCTGCAATCGCTGTCCCGCGTCCAGAATCAGCAACAGTATGATGCATGGAAACAGGACATGAACGCCAAAGGGATAGACACGACCGGCGACCCGGACGTTTTCGACCCCAACTGGAAGCAGCAGAGTCTCTTGGAGGGCATGTCCTTAAAAGACAAACTCACTCTGCAAGCACAGAATCCATTCATGAATCTTGGCGTTGGTGGAGGAATGGGAATAAATTCCGCTATTGCTATGCCCGCCTCTTCCCCTCCGGGTAATTTACCGGCAAATGTTTTGTTCGCCCAAGAGTCCGGTAATAACCCGAATTCTCCGACAAGTATTAACGGAGCAGTGGGGCAAGCACAAATTATCCCCGCTACTTTCCAGAGATACGCGCAGCCGGGAGAAGATATTAATAACCCGAAGGATAATGTAGCCGTTGGGCAGCGCATACTCGCTGATTTGCAGCAGAAATATCCCGGCGATGCGGCACGACAAGCGGTGGGTTATTTTTCCGGCGAAGGGAATGTGGCACCCCCGGGAAGCCCGACACCTTGGGTTAAGGATGTCGCCGACGGCAATGGCAAAACAGTTTCATCTTATGTGAATGATATTAATAGTAAGATGGGAGGTAATCAATCTTCTCCTGGGATGGCTGCATCTCCTTCGTCTAGCGGTAAAAATGATCAAGTATTGGCTGCGATGCCCCCACAAATTGCCTCCCAGGTTAAAGCACTGGCTGAGGGAAGGATGGCATTCCCGTCTGGGTTTGCCTTAAAATCCCCGTACTGGCAGGGGATGTTAAGCGCTGTCAGCCAATATGATCCTTCTTTCGACGCGGTGAACTACAATGCGCGCTCGAAAATGCGCAATGATATTACCAGCGGGAAGATAGGGCAAAATATCAACGCTATAAACACTGTTATCGGGCATTTGCAGGTTTTGAGCGATGCAGCCGATAAGCTTAATAATCGCGGTATTCCCGCATGGAACACTGTGGCCAATCTGACTGAAAGCGCTCTTGGCGATCCACGGGTAAAGAATTTCAATGCGACCAAAAAAGCCGTGGTTGATGAACTGACGCGGGTTTACCGTGCATCGGGAGGTTCGGAAAATGACATTAAAACCTGGTCTGACGCTATAGATTCATCCGGCTCCCCTGAGCAGTTGCATAGTGTTATAGCCCAAATTGGCGATTTGCTCGAATCGAAGCTTGACGCCACCAAGGAACAGATCAAGCAAGGCATGGGTACAACGGATATTCCGGTACAGGTTGTTTCCCCCAAGGCATCGGCAGCGCTTGATGTTTTAAGGCAGCGTAGTGGTGGGCAGCAGGTATCCGCCGCCACAAGCAATCCTCTTGATAAATACATGAGGCCGTGATGCCATTCGATGTAGCAGCAGCCCGTAAGGATGGAGTGCCGGACAGTCAGATCGCTGATTATCTGGCATCGAAGGTCAATTTTGACCTGAAAGCGGCGCGCAATGACAATGTGCCTGACAGCCAGATTGTTGATTATCTTGCTCCGAAAATCGGCGCGCAGCCATCAAATATCGAATCCGTTGGGCAGGCCGGACAGACGGTTGCTTCCAATATAATGGAAAATCTCAAGGATGCCGCGACGCAGACAGGGGAAGCCATCTCGAATCCCACGCCCGGTGCGCCCGTTATTCTCCAGCGCATAGGACAGGTAGGGAATGCCATCCAAGGCGTAGGACAGGCGGCGATGGCTCCTGTTGCCGGGCTTGCCACGGCAGCGGTTGAGCCGTTTTTACCTGCGGCGTCTCGTTTCGTGAAGGGGCTTGTGCCGAACGACCCGCGTTTCCAGGCGTTGCAGCCTGGGGATGCAGTGCATCAGGTAGCGCGCGGCATCGGCAGTGACGTAGCGACGGCAGCAGGGCTTGGCATGGCAGCAAATGCCGGACGCGCCGCTGCCCTTGAACGCGCCGGATTGCCGCCTGAGCCGACTCCCATGCAAAGATTCGTGGGCAATCAGGCATCCGGGGGCGTGGATGTGCAGCCGACGCCGCAGGCTCCTGCTTCTCCGGCTGTAGCTGTTCCTTCGATTGAAGATATTAAAAATAAAGCGGTGGATTTTTACAATTCAGCGGAATCCAAGGGCGGTCTGTTGAAAGAAGATGTAGTGAACAATGTGATTAATACAGCCAACCAGGAAGCCGGTTTACAATCACAGGAAGGACGCACTTTTGCTGGTGATAATGCTGTTACAAAAACTTTGGCCGATTTGGATAAGTTGCGTGACAAGCCAATTTCCCTGAAAGGATTAGGCGAAATAGACGACGACATCGGCGACAGGATAGGTGCGGCATTCCGCGCTGGGAATAATGAGCAAGCGACAAAACTTATGAAAATAAGGGATACTCTGCGCGATGCTTCCACTTCCGCCGCTCAAAGCGACATGGTCAATCCCAACGGTTTCGCGGATTGGCGAACTGGAGATCAATTATGGACAGCCTATCGTTCTGCTGATGATGTACAAAAAATTATTGAAAATGGAATGCGCGCCGATGTCCCCTCTACGGCAATCAAGAATGGTTTTAAAACTTTTATCAGGAATGAAAAAAATTTAAGGCCATTCACAGAAGCAGAGAAAACGGCATTGCGGCAGGCAGCGAAGACCGGGCTTGTCACTGCTGCCTTAAAAAGCGTTGGGAGCAAGATAATAACCGGGGTTGCAGCTGGTGGTGCAGGGTTTGCTGGAGGCGGCATTCCCGGAGCATTAGTCGGCTCAGCTATTGGCCAGGCAGTTGGGTATCCGATGCGGGCAGCAGCAACGGCTATACAAGCAGGCAAAGGGCAAAATGTCATTAATATGATAGGGCAACGCCCTGTAGTGCAGCAGGCATTCAAAAAAGGACTCAAACCATGAGCGCATCTCTTCTCCCTGTCCCAAAAGCGCGGTTTTTCACGGCTGACGGATTGCCCTTGGCTGGGGGCAAGGTTTATACCTATGTTACTGGTACGACCACGCCGAAAGCCACTTATACCGATGCGGGAGCAGGAACGCCAAATGCCAACCCGGTTGTGCTGGATGCCAACGGCGAAGCTAATATCTGGCTTATCGGGACATACACTATCCTTCTTGAAGATTCTACCGGTACACAACAATGGTCAATCGATGGAGTTTCTTCGCTTACGGCTGGGAGCCTGGGCCTCGTTACCAACAGCGTAACGAATGCCGTGGATTATTTGACTGTTACGCCAGGCATTAGCGGTAGCAATTTAGTGAGTCTGTCGTCTACCGGAAGTGACACTAATATAAGCATAAATTATATCACTAAGGGTAGCGGGGGGCAGACATTCTATACTAATGGCAGCGTTCCCCAGTTGCAGATCCCGCATTCCGCCGCTTCGGTTGATTATTTGCAGATTTTTGGGGGAGCGACAGGGAGTCCGGGCGTCGCCACGATTCAGGCTGCTGGGTCTGATACTGATGTCAGCATTACCATAACGCCTAAAGGAGCCGGGTTGCTCAACACAACCTGCCTGAACGCCACGGGGGCTACGGTTCCCACAAGCGGGATTTACCGCCCATCCGGTTCGAATCTTGGGGTATCCGCAGCAGGCGCTTTAGGATTCCTTGTCAATGGAGTGGCCAGCGCCGTTAATTATATAAGTGTCACTCCCTCTATCAGTAGTGGTGGTGTTGCCAATGTTAACGCCACAGGCGACGATACCAATATCGGCATGGCATTGACCACTAAAGGTTCTGGCGCGTTTACTTTCTACACCAATGGAAGCGTGCCTCAATTCCAGGTTACGCATACCGCATCCTCCGTGAATTATCTCGCTGCCACGGGAAGCGCCAGCGCCGGAGGGAATGTTTATTTATCTGCTGTCGGCGGCGACACCAACCTTAGTATTAATTTAGTAGCTAAAGGTTCCGGAAATGTAATAGCCCCCAGCGTTAACGCCAACACAACCGGGAGCGCCGCGAATGTCTATGTTGACGGCAATGGTATTTTGTTACGTGCCACCTCATCTAAACGCTATAAAACGGATATTCGTGACTATACTCCAGGCATTGATAAACTTTCACAAATTCGGCCTGTTCTGTATAAAAGCAATCAGCCCTTAGATGGCGATAAGGATTTCGCCGGTTTCTTAGCGGAAGATATTGATGCGCTTGGCTTAAAGGAATTTGTAGTGTATAACGCTGAAGGTGAACCGGATGCGTTGGCTTACCCTAATATGATGGCTTTGGCGGTGAACTGCATCAAGGAATTGAGTGATAGAATCAAGGTATTAGAGAGTAAGCTGGCATCCTAAAGGAGAATTTATGACTGAGATTTTACCATTTTACCCGCTTCCCGCCTCGACCGTTAATATTAACGCGGGAACTTCGAGTGCCAACGTCGCGCTTGTGGACAGAGCGGGAGCCGAAGGAACGATCCGCGTGGTCAATCCTTCTATAATTAATATTTTTATCGAATTCGGCACTAGCAGTTCTGTAGCGGCGAGCCTGACGACGAGTATCCTAATGCCCCCCGGCGCAATGGAATTATTCAGGCTTCCGCAAAATGTTACCTATGTCGCCGCGATAACGGCGAGCAGTACCGGGTACATTTATTTCACGCCGGGAAAGGGATCTTGATATGTCTTTACATCCCATTAAACCAAGTGTTGTAAGCGGAAAAGGATATTGTTTATGAGTATCATAAGAAGCGGCCAGATGAAAAATCCTGAAATGGATGCTTTAAAAACATGGAGTTCTGTAGCCGAAGCATTAAAATTATATCAGGATTTGCAAAGCAACCCTGATAAAATAGAGAAAACGATACAAAGCATTAATTCTGCCGTGCAATTAACTGATGCAGAAATTAAGCTCCGGGATGATGCTGCTGCGGAGTTTGATAACGCTAAAGCCGGATTGGAGAATGTAAAATTAGAAATAAGCCAAATGCGTAAAGACTTAGAAAAGGAAAAAGCGCGACATGAAGAAGAGTGCGAAAAGGGAAGAGTTGATGTGGATATATATAAACAAAAAGCATTAGACGTCGTAGAATCTTCTCGTAATGACTTAAAGATCAGGGAACAGGATTGTTCAAACAGAGAGAAAGAATTACTCGAACGTGAAATTTCAATAAAAGAGAAAGAAAAGGCATTAGAGGAAGAAACCCAGCGCATGCAAGATTTCGAGCAGAAAAAAGCGGATTGGGAGAAGGATTTCTCATACCGCTTTAACAGGCTTTCCGATATTGAAAAAACAAGATTCTTGAAAGGGTAGCAAATGGCCGGTACAAACTCAACCTTCGCTAACGATCTGTTGCTGTTGATTTTTAATGCAACAGCCATAGCCAATATCGCGGATAACGCCAGTTCATCCCCGATAACCAACATCTATGTTTCGCTGCATACAGGCGATCCCGGCAACGGTACGCAATCATCGAGCGAAGCGGCTTATAGCAGCTATGCACGGGTTGCCGTGGCGCGCACCTCCGGCGGCTGGACGGTTAGTAGCAATACTGTCGTTCCAGTAGCAACTATCAGCTTCCCGGCGGCAACCGGCGGCAGTGAAACGGAAACCTATGCTGGTATCGGTAAAAGCGTTAGCGGCAGCACATTGTTATTTTTCAGCGGCGCAATTAGCCCGACCATCGCCGTCTCTTCCGGTGTTACGCCACAGCTTACAACCGCCTCAACCTTGACGATGACATGACAACCGCCTATGTTTCTCTCCACACGGCCGCGCCGCATTCACAGTTACATTGCGAAGTGGCCTATAAGGGCTATTGCCGCCTGCCGGTAGAATTCGGTGAGGATTTTGGCGTTGAGCCGGTTAATCTCACTTTTCCCATCATTGAGGCGGATTCGCCCGACATTGTAACCTATATCGCCGTCGGCAGTGTTGAGAGAGGGCAGGGAGAAATCTTCATGCGCGTTCCGGCGATGCCGCATATTCCGCTCAAGACGGAGCCGCAACGCCTTATTCC